TTCATAATCACGATAAAGAAATAATTAAATATCAAAAATGTTTACAACAAGTTTTAAATTTATATATGAAAAAATATCCTGAAGTAGATAAGTGTGAAAAATTTAAATTTGCTGACGCTAACATTCAAAAATATCCTAAAAAAGGTGGTTTTAAAAAATGGCATCATGAAAGAACACTTTCATTATATTCTAAAAGACTGTTAGTTTTTATGACATATTTAAATAATATAGTAAATGGAGGAACAATATTTAAATATCAAAAAATTACTACTCCTTCTAAAAAAGGTTTAACTTTAATTTGGCCTCCAGATTTTACACATACACATAAAGGTCAAATTGTAGATAAAGAAAAAATGATAATTACAGGATGGTTTGAATTAGTATGAGTTTTAATATGCAAGAAATAACAATAAAAACAAAAATACTTCTAGATAAATTAAAAGGACATAAAAAAATTAAAAAAAATTTGTTAAACTTAATAAATAACTACCAAGCAGATTCACTTAAACATAAAGATTTTTACTACGATGATTTAATTGAAAGATTAGATTGGAATAATTCTAAAAAATTAGACCGACCCTGGGTACAGGTTTTATTACCTTTTATAAAAAAACATTTTATAAAGTGCACAAAAAAATTAAATTTAAAAGATTTTTATATTAGAGCTTTATGGTTTCAACAATATGGTGAAAATGGAACACACGGCTGGCACGTCCACGAACAAAACTATACAGGAGTATATTATTTAGAACTACCAAAATCTGCATCTTTAACTGAATTAATTGATCCTACTAATATTAAAAATAAATTTAAAATAAAAGCTAAAGAAGGAGACATAGTTATTTTTCCAAGTTTTGTAATACACAGATCAGAAAAAATGAAAACAAAAGATAGAAAAACAATTGTCTCTTTTAATTTAGAGTTTCAAAATATTAACGAGCAAGTACTTAAAGTAATATGAGTTTTAAAAAAAATAAATATACAGTTATCCGTCAAGCAATATCAAAAGACCTAGCAGCTTTTATTGCAAATTATTTTTCTATGCAGAAACAAGTTTATGATACTTGTAGAGCACAAAGATACCTTTCACCTTTTGAAAATATTATAGGTCACTATGAAGGTAAAGACGAACAGATACCAGAAACTTATAGTCAGTATTCTAATATAGCTATGGAAACTTTAATGTTGAAATGCCAACCAACCATGGAAAAAGCTACGGGATTAAAATTATATCCTGCATATTCTTATGCAAGAATTTATAAAAAAGGAGATGTTTTAAAAAGACACAAAGACAGATTTAGTTGTGAGATATCTACGACTATGAATCTCGGTGGCGATGACTGGCCTCTATATTTAAGCCCTAATGAAAATGTGGGTATACCAGATGGGAAAAAAATTACTACTGAAAGCAAAGCGAAAGGGATTACGGTAGATTTAAAACCAGGCGATATGCTCGTTTATTCTGGCTGTGAGATAGAACATTGGAGAGAAAAATTCAAAGGTAAAGAATGCGTACAAGTTTTTCTGCATTATAACAATCGTAAGACCCCTGGAGCGAAGGATAATATGTTCGACAAACGTCCACATTTAGGACTTCCTTCTTGGTTTAAACGATGATATAATTCTTGGATGGAGGCAGGGATCCACCACATACCCCCTGCTTCCTTCTAAGGATTATATTTTATGTTATTAGGCTTTGGCGCATTTGCAGAATACCCCATTTCTTCGGCAGGACCCGAGAATAATGTAACTATTTCAGTTACTAAAAATGAACTATCTATTAGTATTGGAAATCCAGGTATTACCGCAGATTCTATTACAGAAATACCTACTCCAAATCCACTTACTTTAGGTTTTGGAAGTTTAACTCTTACTGGGGACTCTAATCTTACTGCAGTCAAAAATGAATTAGTCCTAGGCACAGGGACTGTTACAGTCAGTGCCGGCGCTACAGTAACAGCTGTAAAGAACTCTCTTGTAATTTCAAGCGGAACTGTTACACTAACTGCAGACGCAAATGTCGATCCTACAGGAAGTACTTTAACGCTTGCTACGGGAACGGCACAAGCAATAACATGGAGTGAAATTATTCCGGGCGCAACAATGGTCTGGACACCAATAGACCCAGGAACGTAATATTATGGCATCAACTTATTCAACAAACGCACAAATAGAACTCATAACAACAGGTGAAAAAGCTGGTTTATGGGGTACTATAACTAACACAAACTTACAAATCGTAGAGCAAACTTCAACTGGGGTTTTAGATGTAGATCTAGCCTCAGGTAGTTCAACTCTTGTTTTAACTGATGGAGCAACTTCAACAGGTAAAAATGTATACTACAGACTTTATGGTACTTTAGCAGGTAACAGAACAGTCACTATGCCAGGTACTGCAAAAAGAGTTTGGATCATGAAAGACGATACCGTTAGAGGAACATCAAATAGAACTTTAGGGGTTTTAACTGCTTCTGGAACGGAACAACCTATTCCTCCAGGCGCTACTGTTTTATGTAAATCTAATGGCTCAGAAACAGTTGTAACTATTCTTGAAAAAGGATACGCAAGTATTACTAATTCTAATACTCCTTATACTGCTGTAGCTGGTTCACAGATTTTAGCTAATACGACTTCAGCCGTCATTACCGTGACGCTTCCTTCAGCTGCTTCTACAGGAGATGAAGTTACAATTATAGATTCGTATGGTACTTTTCAATCTAACAACTTAACCGTAGACCGAAACGGCTTAAAAATTAATGGTGGAACTTCTAATTTAATTTTAAGCAATAATGGTCAATCCCTTACATTAGTCTATGTAGATGCTACTCGAGGGTGGGTATACAAGACTAATTATACTTCATAGGAGCTAAACTTATGGCTCTCTTTGAAATGAAATTTCAGCCGGGTGTCGATAAGCAGGACACTGCTGTCGGAGCAACCGATCGTTGGATAGATTCAGACAATGTTAGATGGAGATATAATCTTCCAGAAAAAGTAGGAGGATGGGCTTCTTTATTAACTGACACTATTGTAGGTGTCGCTAGAAAGCAACACGCATTCGTAGATACTGATGGCAATAAATATGTAGCCATTGGCACTGATAAATTTTTACTTATATATTTTGAAGGAACTCTTTACGATATAACTCCCTGGCGTTCTGATAATGCTGGTGCTCAAGTCGAATTTACGAGTTCAACATTAGCAACAAATAGCACCACAGTTAAAACATGTACAATCACTACAACATCCAATCACGGTTTAGAAGTAGGAGATATTATTGTTTTAGATAGTGTTACTCTACCTGGTGGTACGGGTTTAAATGCAACTGATTTTGAAGATAAAAAATTTCAAGTCTTAACTGTTCCAACTTCTGTAACTTTTACTATTAACTCTTTAAACCAAGCGTCAGCTGCAGTTTCAACTGGTGGAAGTATGAAGGTTCAACCTTATGCAACCGTTGGTCCAGCAGCTCAAACTTATGGCTATGGATTTGGTGTAGGAAATTATGGTGGAACAATTACAGGAGTTCAAACTAGTAATTTAGACGGGGCTTTACTTGCAGATACAGCTGGTACAGGTGGATCAGGAACAAGTATTACTTTGGATTCAACTACTGGATTTACTTCAACAAATGGAACTATTTTAGTTGATAGTGAATTAATTAAATACAGTGCTATTTCATCAAATGATTTAACAACTATTACTAGAGGGGCTTATGGAACGGCTGTCGCTGGCACAACTGGAAGTGCTCACAGTGATGGCGAGATAGTATATGATGCAACCAATTATACTCAATGGGGAAATGCAGTTAATGCTTCAGACGTTACACTAGAACCAGGTCTCTGGTCACTAGGAAACTGGGGAGAAGTTTTAGTTGCAACAATTGCAAATGGAAAAACCTATACATGGAATTCAGGAATTAGTGGATCAGCTAGATTTAGCAATAGGGCTTCAATGATAACTACTAATTATGTAACAGCAATTAGTGGAACTCAAGGAAATCCTACAGCCTCAAGATTAACTCTTGTTTCTCCAACAACTCGACACTTAATTCATTTTGGAACTGAAACAACTATTGGAACAGATTCCACACAAGATGATCTGTTTATTAGATTCTCGGATCAAGAAGCTATTAATACATTTGCTCCCACAGCGGACAATAGTGCTGGTACACAAAGACTTCAAGATGGTACAAGAATTATGGGTGCCATTAAAGGAAAAGAAAATATTTTAGTCTGGACCGACAATGCTCTCTACTCTATGAAATTTGTAGGAGCACCATTTACCTTTGGCTTTGAACAGGTTGGTACAAACTGTGGATTGATTGGACAGAATGCATGCTGTGAGATTGATGGTGTTGCTTATTGGATGGGAAACAATGGTTTCTTCTCCT